TGACAATTGAATTAACACCATTACCATTCGATGAGGCCATTGAGGCATTTACGGGGCTGGTTCCAATGCGGGCCGAGGAGTTTTATGCACTTGCGGAGGAGGCACGCGCGTCTGCGTTTACCGTTGCGCATGTCACCAAGATGGATGTGCTCGTGGATATGCATAATGCCGTGGAAAAGGCGATTCAAGATGGTGAGACCCTGGCCGATTTCAGGGATAGGACGGATGATATTTTTCAGGCCCGGGGATGGGCCACGCCGCCGGAGTTCACGCCCTGGCGGATGGAGACCATCTTCCGGAATAATGTCCAGACTGCGTACAACGCGGGCAGATATAAGCAAATGGTAGATCAAAAAGAGAGGTTTCCGTATTGGGAATACGACGCGGTTGGCGATTCGGATACAACGGACCTCTGCAAAGACCTCGACGGGAGGATATACCCGGCGGACGATCCCTTTTGGGATACATACTATCCGCAGAATCATCATAAATGCCGGTCCAGCGTAAATGCGGTGCATAAGCACATAATGGAGGAGGAAGGACTAACCGTTGAAACAGAAATGCCCGGGGAGCTTCCCGCGGAGGGGTGGAAACACAACTCGGCAAAGGAGCGATGGCAGCCGGATTTAAACAAATACCCGGATGAGCTCCGGGAGCAATATGAGGCAGAGAGGAGGAACACATGAACTTTGCGGATATCAATGGATGGATAGAGGTATTTAAGACCGGCACGCACACGGACGCGGCGGGCAATACCAGGGACTGGACGGAAAAGGATTTGCAGGCAATCGTCGGAAACTACAACCCGGCGAAGCACGAGGCCCCGGTGGTGATAGGCCATCCCGCGGACAATGACCCCGCCTTCGGCTGGGTAGAGGATCTCAAAACAGAGGGCACGGTTTTGTATGCCAAATTCAAGGACCTGATCCCGGAGTTTGTGGATATGGTTAAGCACGGGCTTTTTAAAAAGCGCTCTATCGCCCTGTATCCGGATCTCGATCTCCGACATGTAGGCTTTCTCGGGGCAGTGCCGCCCGCTGTAAAGGGCTTAGAAAATATTAAATTCCAGGATAATCCGGATAGCATACTCATTGAATTCAGTGAAACATCCGAATGGAAATTCGAGACCATTGGCAGGATTTTCAGACAGATCCGGGACTGGTTCATCGAAAAAGAAGGAATAGACAAGGCTGATACACTCATCCCTGATTGGGATGTGGATTTTATTAAGGAGAAATCCCGCGGTAGTGAAGAGGACACTACAACGGGCTTTAACGAGAACATAAACCGAAAGGAGGAAGTAAATATGACTAACTTTAAGGAAACTGTCAAGGGATTGCTGTCTACACTTGGAGTGGATGTCAGCAAGGTGCCGGATGATGCGATACCTGATTCCAGCGGGGGAAATACCTATACGGAGCAGGACATCCAGGCACGGGAAAAGGCGGCCGCTGAAACAGCGGCAAAAAAGGCCGCTGGGGATGAGCGCAAAAAGGTAGAGGCGGAGTTTGCTGAAAAAGAGAGTGAGAGGCTAAAATCGCAACGAGGTGAAGAGATAAGCGCCTGGGTTACCCAAAGCACTAAGGAAGGCAAATTATTGCCGTCCTGGGCCAAAATGGGGCTCAAGGAGTTTATGCAGAGCCTTAATGGAGACGAGACAATCGAATTTGCAGAGGGCAAGGATAAGGTCTCCAGGCTGGCATGGTTCAGGGCCTTCATGGAAGAGCTCCCAAAGGTAGTGGAATTTAAGGAGATCGCAAAGCGGGGCGATGATACAGGGGCAGGCAATGCCGCGGAAAAGATCGAGACGTTAATCCGGAAAAAGCGTACCGAGAACAAGGAGTTAAATTATAGCGAGGCCTTTTCCGAGGTCCAGACGGAAAATCCCGATCTCGTGGCCGAGTATAAAAACGATATGAGCAATGAGTAATCCCGCATGACGCGGGATTTGCTCGTAGCTCTTAGCGATTAGTTATTAGAATAATATAAGGAGGAAAAAATGGCAACGGAACAATCAATATGGAGGGAGACCTTCGAGGCCGCGGAGGACCTGAGTGATAACCAGTATCATTTTATCGTTCTCAATGCGAGCGGTAAGGTTCGCCTGCTGGACTCGGAAGATGAGGTCTCCATAGGCATACTGCAGAATGCGCCGGAGAGCGGTGAGCCCGCAAGTGTGATGATAATAGGAAAATCTAAGTGCGTGGCAAACGCGGCATTGGCTATCGGCAAATTCGTAAAGCCGGAATATGTCGGAGCAGCCGACGCGGGTAAGGCAGACGATGCCGGAACATGGTGGGATACGGCCAGGGGCATGGTTGTAGAGTCGGCGGGCGCGGAGGATGATCTCTGCTCGGTCTTGCTGACCGATCCATTCGCAAGAACAAAAGGCGGCATGGTGAAGCAGATGACCGTCACGACACAGGTAGGAACCGTCACCCTTACCGCGGCTGAAATCCTGGGCGGATTTATCGACGGCACCCCGACAGGAGCGGCCACATACACCCTTCCGACAGCCGCATTGATGGCCGCCGCGCTAAATCAGTCGGGTATAGGCAATGCCTTTGAGTTCACAATTAAGAACTCAGCGGCCGGCGCGCATACCATCACGGTTGCGGCCGGTGCCAACGGCACGGGAAAGGGAACGCTGACTATTGCGCAGAACAATAGTAAACGGTTTCTGCTCATTATGACGGCCGCGGCAACGTATGATGTATACAGCCTGGGCACCGTGGTTCATTAATCATAAGATGGCGATTAGCTATTAGCTATTAGTCCCGCCTGCCTGCCTTACGGCAGGCCCGTGGCGGGTTCGGCTAAAGGCTATCGGTTAAGAGCTAAAGACTAAAAAAGGAGGATAAATTATGGCACAGCCAAATGTAAAAGAAGAAATAATAGCGGGGCCGTTGGCCAATGTATCCGTTGCATATCGCAACAATGACTACATTGCGGACAGGGTCTTTCCGATCCTGGACGGGGCGGATCCCAAGGCAAAGATAACAAAGTATAGAAAAGGCGCCTGGTTCCGAGATGAAGCAGGCATAAGGGCCGCGGGTACCAGGGCGAAGCGTGGCGGCTATCCCCTGACCACCGTATCCGTGTCCACGGACGAATACGCCTTCGCGAAGGAAGTTACGGATGAAGATAGGCGCTTTTCAAAGGCAAAGGGCGCACCCGTGCTCCAACCAGAGCAGGATGCAATCGAGTTCGCCACGGACAAAGTAGATCTCAAGAAAGAAATCCGCGTGGCCGCGGTTATCACCGGCGGCACATGGGCGGACGGCAACGCCAGCGGAGTTGACGCGGAGGGGTTCTGGGCGGCCAGTGGGAGCAACACCTTTCTCGCGGATATCGCCGTCGGGAAAAAGAAGATCAAGGAATCCGGGCTTATAGCCAATCGCCTGATAATCGACTATGCGACATACCTGTCGCTTAAAGAGGAAGATACAATCCTCCAGAAGATCAAATACACCCAAAAAGGCGTATTCGGAACGGATCTTCTCGCCGCGCTGCTTGAATTAGATGAGGTTCTGGTAGGCACGGCGATCAAGAGCGATGCAGAGGAGACTGCGGAAGGAGATGACTTCAACGCGGTGAACATCTGGGAGATTAATGCAGGCAAAGGTATGGGATTTTTGTTCTATAGTCCAAAACGAATAGGTCTTAAGATCCCGATGGCGGGGCTACAGGTCCGTATCGCCTATGAAAACGGCGGTGCACGGCGCACCAGCACCTGGCGAGAAAAGGCCGAGCATCAGGACGTGTATGAAGTGGCCGAGGAGACCGATATCCTCCAGGTCGGCGCGGACTGCGCGTATCTGTGGAATGATACTTTCGCAACGTAGGCGCAGAGGCCAGGGACCAGGAGCCAGGGGCCAGGTTTTTTACTAACTCCGGGCTCCTGAGTACTGACCGCTGAAAAGAGGAGAAACTTATGAAGAAAATACGATATCTCGGGCCGGCGGACCAGGTTAATGTGGCGCCCTACGGCCCTCACAGGAGGGGTGAGGTCAAGGACTACCCCGATGACTTCGCCATGCACCTAATACGGACCAGTCACAGACAGCACTTTGAGATTGCACAGGATTCTATCGAGGAAAGGCCTGATAATGCGGAGCCCGGTGAGCAGATAAATGGTGATACGCTCGACGGTGATAAATTGGAGCCGGCTCTTGAAATAACAAAGGAAGAGAAAAAGACTGCTCCTATCAAAAAGCCGCCGGTCCGGAAACATACAAAAAAGGGTAAACGATAATGTCCTACAGCGCACAGGCCGACCTGACCGAGCAGATCAGCGAGGATAAGCTGACACAGCTCACGGACGACGCGGATGCAGGCAGCATTGATGCCGACGCCGTAACCCGTGCCATTGCGGACGCGGACGCGGAGATAGACGGCTATTGCGCCACACGCTACACCGTGCCCTTTTCGCCGGTACCTGTCCTGATTCGCAAGATCTCGGTGGACATTGCGATCTATAATCTCTATGCCCGGCGCACAAGCGTGCCCGAGGATCGACAAAAGCGATACACCGATGCCATACGATTCCTAAAGGATGTGGCCAAAGGCATAGCCACCCTGGGTAACGATGAACCCACGGATGACTCCGACTCCGGCCCGGAGGCCACGGTTACAAAAAGCGACCGCATATTCTCCGTGGGCCGTGATTCGGACAGCTCCACGGGGACGCTCGATAATTATTAAGCAGTAAGCAGTAGGGAGCAATGAGCTATGATTTCACTCAAACTAAATTTAGACGATACAGAGCTCAAGCGAAACCTCGGCGAGATAATAGGCCGCCTTGAAAAGCCCAAGCAGGCACTCAAAGAGTGCGGGCTGGTATGGTTGCGCTCGATAGGCAAGAACTTCAAGACCGGCGGCAGACCCAGGCGGTGGAAGACATCGAAAAGGGCCGCTGCAACAGGCGGCGGAAAGACATTGGTGGATACAAGCAGGCTTAAAAACTCCATCACAGTCAAGGCCGATGAAACAAGCCTTACCGCGGGAACAGTTGTAAAGTATGCGGCCATTC